GTCATGGCAGGTCTGGGACAAAAAGGACTGTCTCCAGCTAGGCGTAAAGCTCACCGAAATGTTTGGGTTGTCTACAGGTATGACCACCATGCCTCTGGTCAGCGAGAACCGCCGCAGACGCAGGATCGTTCAGGCCACCCCAGCGATGATAGAGAAGATCAGCCAGCGCATTAAGAGCAACGAGGATGTCTTCACCGTCTACCTGCCGATGGTAGCCCCTCCGAAGCCATGGCGTAATGGCGATCTATTCGGAGGTGGTTACTACACCAATCACATCAGCGCCTACCCGCTGATCAAAGGGGTCAAGCGAAACTTCCTTGAGGAACTCTCGAACATGGATTTGGAGAGGCCCCTCGCTGCGATCAATGCGATTCAAGAAACACCCTATCGCATCAGTCCAGCGATGCCTGAGATACTTGAGCATGTCTTTGACATGAACAGGGAGTTGGCAGGTCTGCCGCTGTCGGACATAGAGCCAATCCCTGAAGCGCCTGAAGGTGCTGATGAAGCCGGTGAGGTCAAGAACCAGTACCGCCGCGACTGCTATTATGTCCATGATCGCAATCGGCGCAGGATCAGTAAGCGCCTGATGGTTGCGAGGGTTGTCCATCTCGCCAAGAAATTCGAGGACAAGCCTGAGATATATTTCCCCATGCAGGCCGACAGCCGCTGGCGTCTATACCCCGTGCCAACCTATTTAAACCCGCAGGGTCCAGATTTCGTCAAAGCGATGCTGGAGTTTGCCCAAGGCAAAGCCATTGAAACTGACGAACAGGCTGCGTGGCTGGCGATCATTGGTGCAAACCATTTCGGCATGGACAAGCTCCCGTTACAGGATCGCGCTGATTGGACTGTAGAGAACCAGGATATGATCCTTGAGGTCGCCGCTGACCCTTTAACCGATCTCCGGTGGTGCGAGGCCGATGAACCTTTCCAGTTTATCAGGTGGGCTATGGAATGGTCGCAGTTTTGCCAGCAGGGCCTTGGATTTGTCTCCCACCTTCCTGCGAACGTCGATGCCACCTGTAGTGGTATGCAGATATTCAGCGCCGCAATGCGGGATCGCGAGGGCGCAACACACGTCAACCTGACAGACACTGAGGTCCGCATGGACATCTACCAGCGTGTCGCTGATCTCGCCAATGAGGCCATGCGTAACGAAACTGATCCTGAGAAAATCCCATTGGCTCAGGCTGCGCTGGCATTCGGTATTGGCAGAAGAGAGACGAAGAGGCCCACCATGGTCGTTCCGTACTCAGGCACCTTCCATGCTTGCATGAAGTATGTGCGCGATGGGATCAACGAGCGAGTCGAAAAGGGTGAGCCACACCCGATGGGTGATGAGAAGGACGGACCATTCATTAGTTATGTCGCTGGGCACGTCTGGCAGGCTATAGACGACACAATCCCCGCCGCCCGTGGGTGTATGAAGTGGCTTCAGACAGCGTCACGGCTGGTGAGTAAATCCGAGAAACCGATCCCACTCATCTGGTACACCCCTGACGGTGCCCCAGTGCAGCAAGCGCGTTACGAACAGACCACACAAAGGGTCCAGACTTTCCTTGATGGTGTTGTATTCAAGCTCGACCTACACCACGACACTGATCAGCTAGACCAGAGACGCATGGCATCCTCCGTTGCCCCAAATTGGGTACACAGTCTGGACGGTTGCATTCTCCGCGAGGCCGTCAATAACGCCTTGGCAATTGAGGACGAACTAGGTCGAGGGCGGATGTACTTCAACATGATCCACGACAGCTACGGCGTTCACTGCGCTGATCTGCCTGATTTCTTGGATCGATGCATCAAGCCTGCGTTCGTCCGGGTCTTCCGCGACCACGATGTCCTTGGTGACTTTGAGGGTGAAGTCCGCGCCCTGCTGTCCGAAAAAGACAATGAGAAACTTGATGCCGCACCCGTGCGCGGCGACTTTGAAATTGAGGAGGTAATGCAGAATGACTTCTTTTTCTCTTAATCCCTACCGATTGGTATTGGATACCGATGACGACCTAATAGCGGACATACTAGCATTAACCACCAGCCCTACAGGGAGACGCCCCATGGACGACGACATCGACGACTACGAATACCAGCAGTTGCTGGCAGAGAATGGAGAAGATTATGACGGATAACGTCATTCAGCTTTTCTCGGACAAGCGTGGTGATCCCACCGATGACGACGGCCCACTGCACACAGAAATGTTTGCGTCTGCGGCAGGCATCTTCATTCAGCAGGAGAACACTGACGGTGACCTCGAAAACCCCGACACCATCGCGCTGACATGGGAACAGACCGCGATGCTGCTGACAAATCTGGTGGCATTGCTGCACGGAAAAATGAACCAGGAAGAAGGAGATGATGATGGCACGATCCACTAACAAGCTGGACCGAATGTCCACACCTATAGGTGAAGCTGTGTACCCTGCACTGCACCGCGCCGACACCAAGTTCGATGACGCTGGAACTTGGAAGGCGGATGTCCGCGTTAAAGCAGATGAAGCCAAAGGCATCATGGAAAAGCTCGGCAAGAAATACAAAGAACACACAGGAAGCGCCATGCCGAAAGACGGCGGTAACCTGTGGTCGGTAGAGCTTGACGATGACGGCGACCCGACAGGCAACATTATGTTCAAGCTGCGGGTCAAAAACGTAGTCCGCAAGGATGGTGAAATGTGGGTCCGAAAGCCCAAATTGTTTGACACATCGTCACCACCCCAGCCGATCTCTGTTGAGCCTTTTGGCGGCACAAAGATGATAGTGGCGTTCGATGTCTACTGCTACGACATCCCGAAAAAAGGCGTGAAGCTACAGCCTGTTGCTGTCCAGATTATCGAATTGAAAACTGGAGGTGACGACGATCCCGAAGCATTTGGATTCAACGATATGGACGGCGGTTTCAAAACGGATGACGCGCAAGAAAACCCTTTTGCCGAAGAACAGGGCGAAGAAGAAGCCAGCGCAGACTTCTAAGTCTGTCGGGCTGAGGCTGGGGTTCAGGAGTGGTCTTGAGGAGCGCACAGCAGCGCAACTCAAGGCCGCTGGCGTTCCGTTTAGATACGAACACAAAGACGACAGGATAGAATATGTGAAGCCTGCGAAGGTCTCGCGCTACCATCCTGATTTTTGCCTGCCCAACGGGATTATTGTCGAGACCAAGGGCAGGTTCGTCACAGCAGATCGTCAGAAGCATTTGTTGATCAGGGACCAACATCCCGACATCGACATCCGTTTCGTTTTCTCAAACCCCAAGCAACGAATATCAAAACAGTCGGCCACAACATATGCAATGTGGTGCGACAAATATCAATTTCATTACGCCAAGGGCAGCATACCGGAGGATTGGCTACGGGAGGCGAGGAGGCCCCCAACCCATGGCGACAAGAAAAAGAACTGACACGCACTGGATCGCTATTCATTGCGCCGCAACCCCACCCGAAATGGACATTGGCTTTGTCGAGATAGACAGGTGGCACAAAGAACGTGGCTGGATTGGCTGCGGCTACCACAAGATCATACGCAGAGATGGCACTGTCGAAGATGGCAGAGACATCGATGCAATGGGTGCCCATGTCAGAGGATTTAACCAGACCTCAGTTGGTGTCTGCCTGATTGGCACAGACACATTCACTGTTGAGCAGTTTGAATCCCTTGCCGTTTTGATTGCGGACTTACTTGTTAAATATCCATCAGCGTCACTTCGGGGGCATCGCGATTTCCCGAACGTGAAAAAAGAATGTCCAGGATTTGACGTTCAGAAATGGTGGAGCCACCAGATCAAAAAATAGGAGAAAAATTATGGAAGACTCGCAGTTCCTTGAACATGCCCCGTGTTTAGATTGCGGGTCTTCCGATGCTCTAGGAGTTTACAGCGATGGGCACACGTTCTGTCACAAATGTCGCACGCACACACAAGCGCCGGTCACCGACAGCAACGTCACTCCGCTCACCCTTGTTCCGCCAACGCAAGGTCAGATCAAAAAAGGTTTACTGCCGAAAGGGCAAATCGAGGCATTAGTAAAACGCAAGATCACGGAAGAAACCTGCAAGCTCTGGGGATACTCGACAGGCGAACTGAATGGCATACCTGTGCAGATCGCGAACTACACAAGAGACAATCAGGTTGTCTTTCAGAAGATCAGGTTTGCGAACAAAGACTTCACCAGCCGTGGCGATCTCAAGCAGGCAGGTCTGTACGGCCAGCACCTGTGGGCGAGCGGTAAGATATTGATCGTCGTAGAGGGTGAGCTAGACGCCCTTGCGATGAGCCAAGCGCAGGGCAACAAGTGGGCTGTAGTGTCGGTGCCAAACGGCGCACAGGGCGCAGCAAAGGCAGTCGCCAGATCACTCGACTACCTACTCAAATTTGAGACCGTCGTCTTCATGCTCGACAGCGATGAGGCAGGCCAGGCTGCGGCACTTGAGTGCGCCAAGCTCATGCCACCGGGCACCGCTAAGATTGCAACCCTGCCTCTGAAAGACGCATCAGATATGGTGATGGCCGGTCGCAGCGCAGAACTAATCAACGCCATCTGGCGGGCAAAAGAGTATCGCCCTGACGGCATCGTCGCAGGCATCGATCTGTGGGATGAGTTCATCACAGAAGATGATAATGATTGTGTCCTGTACCCTTGGCCGTCGCTCAACGAAAAAACACGCGGTATTCGTAAAAAAGAACTGACTGTCTTCACCGCAGGATCAGGTATTGGCAAATCTCAGATTGTCAAAGAGATCGGCCACCACCTACTGAAAGAAGGAGAGACCCTTGGCGTCATCTGCTTGGAAGAAAGTGTCAAGCACACGCTCAGAGTTTTTGTCGGGCTTGAGATTAACAAGCGCCTTAACTTGGGTGTCCAAGATATTTCAGAAGACGACCTCCGCGCTGGTTTCGATGCTACTGTCGGCAGTGGCAGGCTATATCTCTATGATCATTTTGGTAGCCTTGCTGGCGACAATCTTCTCGAAAGATGTCGCTACCTCGCAGCCATGGGCTGTTCCTACATTATTCTTGATCACCTCAGCATTGTGGTATCTGGCGGTCTGGAGGATCAGGCGGGCAATGAGCGCCAACTGATTGATTCTATAATGACTAGGCTGCGCCAGCTTGTCGAAGAGACAGGGGTCGGCTTGATCTTGGTGAGCCACCTCAAGCGCCCAGAGGGCAAGCCCCATGAAGAAGGCGGGCAGACCTCGCTCGCGCAACTGCGAGGCTCCGGTGCAATCGGGCATCTCGCTGACCTTGTTATCGGTTGCGAAAGAAACCAGCAGTCGCCTGATGAAGCACACCGCACGAAACTTCGTATCCTGAAGAACCGCCAT